CACTTCGGGGGATCGGCATACATCCGCACGACGTGCCAGCGCGCGAACGCGTCGGTAACGGCGCCGTCCACTTCGGCCACCGGCACTTCCCAGGTCGGCTGCGTGAGCGGGCGTTCCCAGATGCCGAGCGGCCACTGGTGTCCGGTCTCAATCTCTGTCGCGACCAGGGCGGTCGCGTCGTCGAAGCGGGAGCCGTCGAACCCCAGGGCGATCGCGGCGCCGTCTGGTACGACGTAGCCCGGCCGCACGAGCTGCCGCCAGCGGAGCACGTCGAACGCCACGCCGGCTGCCTGGACGGGCCGATTGAGCCACACGCGCTCCAGGTAGGCGCGGTCGGCGTCCGGCTCTCGGAAAGTCTCGACGATCCGGTCCACAGCCGTCCATTGCACGATGTAGGGCCCCGACGCCTCGATGACCGCGGCGCGTAGTCCCGCCTCCAGGTCCAGATTGTGCCTGTCGCTCGCCTGGCGGTGGAAGAAGAACAACTTGCCCTTGGCCGTCTTGCCCTTGGCCGCCATCGCCTTGGCGTACTCCATGGTACCTTCGGCCACCGAGCGCGCGCCCGGCTCGGGCGCCGTAGTCGTCTCCAGCGCCCAGGGATCCGCCAGTGGCCGCTTGGCGAGATTCGCCAACATCACGGACCAGCCCCGCTTGAGGGAGTCCAGCGTAAAGCGGTGCGTCTCGTCCGCATGCTCGAAGGTGGTCCGAGCGCCGTCGCGGGCATTCGGGGAGGCTGAGACCGCCTCGCACTTCCCGTCGCCGCCGAGGCGCATGATGCGCTCGAGTCCGATATCGAAATCCCGAGCGACCGCGCACTCCTCGAGGATGCGCCGGAGGGCGCCATAGGCCAACTCCTCCGTCTGTTCCTCGGTATAGGAGATCATCGGGATGTAGGGATCGACGACGGGGCCACCGACCGGCCGCTTCCCACGCCACCCGCGGACTCGCACAGGACCTGCCGGATGGAGCTCGGCCGCAGCGACCCAAGCGGCGAACTCTGTCTTGCTGGACCCCTTCCGCAGGGAGAGCGCGCACCGTTGGAAGCGCCGCTGGCCCGCGGTCGGGTTCGGCGCGTGAACGATGACCCGATGCTTCCGCCGTTCGATGGTCGCCGGTTCGACCTCGTACATCCGGTAGAGCCAGGCCCGCTGCTCCTCATTCAGTCGCACGGCCCGGCCCAGGAGGTCGCCCGGACCGTGGCAGAGCTCGGCTTCGATGAAGGCGCAGACTTCAGGGCCGAGTGTCGGCCAGGGCTCCGCATCGGGCGGCGGGAAAATGATGGTAGTCACCTCGCCACCTTCAAGATGTCGCGGGGGTCCTTGCCTTCAGTCTGTCGCAGTCCCCGGCGTCGCGCGGTCCGCTCTTCGGCCTGATCGCCCTTCTCGACCTCCCATTGCAGGCGTCGCCGGTCGATCGGCGAGAGGCCAAAGCGAACCTCCTGCTGCCGAATCTCGGCCGCGAGGCGGCCGGCCTCCTCGCCCGCGCCCGCCCAGAGCTGCTGGTACAATTCCGCCAGCAGGTAGAGGCCGCCCTTGACGTCCGAGTCCAGAAACTCCCCCGCCATCGGCGACTTCCAGACCGAGTCCCACCAAGCCAGGACCTTGGGGTGCCAGACCTCTGCTTTCCGTTCCCGCGGAGGAAGCTTCGGCACGGTATTGTGGGCCGCCTGCGCCGGCGTCGGCAGCGTGGCGCGTGTCGTGGACCGATGCCGATGCTGGCGCATGTGCGCAGGCTTCGGGAGACGCCCCCTCATGTGCAATTTCCTATTATTCTACGCGCTCCAATTTTGCACGCGCAAAAGTCCTGGGCGGGCACGGTCTGGGGCAACGAGGTCCTAGAGATTCGACCCCCCTATCCGGTTCCCCCATGGGGTGGCCCGGCTCGGGCGGTGCGCGCCTTGCTCGCGGCGGGTCTTCGCCGAATGGCAGGCCTTGCAGCGCCCAGCCCCATTGGTGAGCGACCAGTCGCCGTCCCACCAGTTCGGCTGGGGCAGCGGCTGGATGTGGTCGGCTTCCGTGCTGGGGCGCCGACGACAGTCGCGACAGATTGGTTCGCGGGCGAGGACGAGCGCGCGCCAGCAGCGGTGGCGAGTGTTATAGCCGCGCCGGTGTGCGGTTGGGCGCTGACGCTCGGGGGCCGTGCGCCGATGCGTAGGGCAGTAGCCACGGGCGACGAGCGCGGGACAGCCTGGCTGCGCGCAGGGACGCAGCGGCGCCTGACTCAGGCGGCCGCTCGCGGCTGGACGAAGATCTCGAGCCAGCGGTTGCAGCGATGGCGCCAGCAGCGTCGCACCTCTCCCTTCCCGCTTGCCGCCGAGCGTGCGGCGAGCATGATGATGCGACACTGCCACGCCCGCGGCACTTCCGACAGCACGGCGCGGCAGGCTGGGCAGCGAAGCGCCTCTAACGAAACGGCCCGGGAGACCGAAGTCTCACCGGGCCGCGCGGCCGCAGGGCTCATGGGATCGGGGCTAAGATAGTCCATTGCCCGGATTGGGGCCATCAGTTGGCCGCCTTGCCGCGCTTCGTCATGGCCGGCGCCGCTGGGCCTGGGCGCGGTCGAGGATCACGCGCAGCCGCTCCCGCAGGAGCGGCTGCTGCCATCGCGGGACCGCATCGAGCGCCTCCTCGAGGAGCGCTAGGATCTCCGGCAGGTCGAGGATGGTGAGGGTGATCTCCAATACGGGCGCAGCCATCAGGTGGCGCCCAGGCGCTCGCCGACGGGCTGCGCGAACCCCGGCGCCCCGCGGATCCGCCGCTGCGGGTCGGCCAGCCAGCTCGCGCCGAGAAAGACGGCGTCGAGCAGGTCGGGGCTTGGCCGCTTGACCGTCCCCAGCGGATGCCCCTGGGCCCGCAGCGCGCGCAGGACCATGACCTGCCGGAGCGCCTTGGCGAGGCGGGGCGCGGGGACGAGTTCCACGCGCCCATCCGTGGCGAGCTCGCTGTGACTGCTCGCGGCATGGATCAGCGCGCCCAGGGCGAGGTGCAGCTTCGCGAGCGCCGCCCCGTTGATGAGTCCCTTCGTCCGCTGGCGGCCCTGCCGGGCATGGTAGGCGCCGGCGGCGGCGGGCTGCTCGAGGAGGATGACGGCGATCGCGTCCGGGAGCTCGCAGAAGGTCGCGAAGCCGATGGTGAGCGCGCGGAGGCGCAGCACGAGCGGCACCGCTGGGCTCGTGCGCAGCACCGTCGTCGGGCCCAGGCGACCCAGGACCTCGTCGAAGGTCTCCCCGGGGCGCCACCCATCGCCGAGGACGAAGGGGTGCGTCCCGAGGTTGAAGGTGGCGACGCCGGTCGCGTCGATCCCGGGATCCACGGCCACGAGCCACGTCACGACGGCCGCCGCATCTGCGGGTTATCGGTGCCATCCCGCGCGAGCAGGCGCGAGCTGCGGAGGGCCCGAAGGTGGCGCGCGAGGTGCGCCTGGCGATCGCGCGGGTGGGCGCCGACGAACGCGCCACAGACGTTGCAGCGGCCGTCGACGGTGAACGGGCGCCGGCGCTGGACCGGCGTCACGCGGCCTCGACGATCCGGACCTTCATGCCCGGCATGGCGCGGTAGTTCCTGACCTTGCGGCCGCGACCGTCTTTCCCGTCCTCCATCGTCACAAACCCGAGCTCGGCCAGCTCCTTCATTTCCCCGTAGGTATTGGCGGGCCCGGGGTCCCGGCCGAGACGGGCGAGTTCCTTCTGTACGCGCGCGGCCGTGACGCCGTCGTCCAAGAACCCGGCCGCGATCAGCCTGGCAATGCGGCCGCGGAGCGTCGTCCCATCCACCGCGATCACCTCGGGGGTGAAGGCGACCTCGAGTTCGGGCCGCGTCGCCAGCACTTTGAGGAGGGCGGGCGCTTCCTCAACCAGGCGCTCCTTGATCGTTTGGTAGAGGTCCTCGGCGCCCATCAACCCGAGGAGGTCGCGCGCGGTCTCCCGGGTCGCCGTCCGCTTCTCCGGTGCCGGCGTCGGGGCGGTCGGCGCGCCCCGACCGTCGCGGGCGACCGCGGGCGGCGCTGCCAGGAGCTTCTCCAGCTCGGTAATCTGCCGGCGGAGCTCGGCGTTCTCCGCACGGAGCTCGCGCGCTTCCTGTTCGGTCACGGGGACCTCGATGATGGGAGTGGGGCGCGCCGCCCGGGCGGGCGCGGGACGGGTGAGGCGGCCTTCGGCCACCGCCTGGGCTTCGGCGTCCGATAGCCAGGTCGGCTGCACGTACACTTTCCGGGTGTGCTCACCCCAGCAGGCGAAGAACTCGCCGAGCTGGAGGCGGGCGACCTGGCTGGCGGTGGGCTTCGCGATGCCGGCCGGGATGTTGGCGAGCGTGCGTTTGATTTCGTTCGCCTCGCGCTGGACGCCGATCAGCACGACCGGCGCCGCGCGCACCGCGAGCTTCCACACGCCGGCGAGGTCCTGGCTGTCGAGCCAGACGTAGTTCTTGAGCCCGGCCCCTTTGCGGATCAGCGTCTCGGCCTCGCGCTTGACGGGCGAGCCGCGGCCTTCCGGCAGGAACTCCCACGCCTCGGGGATGACGGTCACGACGCCGTCTTCGTGCTCGTAGACGTGCTCGAGGACCGACCGGATGACGAGCGCCTGGAGCTCGGTCGAATACGGCGCCAGGTCCATCACATTCAGCCCGGGCCCGATGACGACCTTGGTGTTCGGCGGCAGCTGGGCGAGCTGCGGCACGACGAGCTCGAGGTAGCCCTCGATCTCGGTATAAATCGACTCGGAGAACCCGCGGGCCGTCGCCTTCGCCGCCACCACGTTGCGCTGCACGTCGGCCAGCGTCGCGGTGCCGCGGCAGACCTTCATCAACCACGCCCGCAGGAGCTTGTTCTTCTCGCCCAGGGTCGCGTCGATCAGCGAGCTGACGAACACCCAGTCCGCCCGCTCCCGGAAGAACGGCTGGAGCCGGCGCCCCCCGGCGAACGCCCCTTCGCCGCGCTTCGTCACGAACGTCACCGCCCGGAGGTCCGAGCGGGCGATGAGCGCCTCGAGCGTCGTCGTCTTCCCGGCCTCCTGGGTCTGCCCCGTCACCACCATGTGGCGCAGGGGGATCCGGACCTCCTCGCCGCCCGGGATCCCGAAGCCCAGCCGCACGGTTGCGCTCACGGGCGCCCCGCGACCAGCAGCGCGTGCCGCTGCTCGTCGAGCCGCCGCGCCTGCCGGCGCGCGTCCCGCTCATGGGCCTGGCAGGTCGCGAGCTGCCGCACCAGGTAGCCGCGGCCCACGCGGTCGGGCTTCGGCCAGACGCGCAGGTCGACCTCGCGGCGGTGCGCGGCCGCGGCCCAGTCGTCGGCCACGCCCTCGAACCAGTGGACCAGGCGGGCGAGCTCGGCCGGATCGAGGGCATTGCAGGCCCGCGGGAGACGCGGCGGGGTCATAGCCATAGGGCCGGGTCCCCGGCATCGACGTCGTCCGCGTGCTGGTCCAGGTCGTGCTGGTGCACGCCGACGAGCGCGCCAATCGGCACGCGGCCGTCCTCGGCCGGCCACCCGCGACACGCGAACTGCAGCGGGGTCTTCCGGTCAAGGCAGTCGTCGCACACGACGGCCACCGCGCCATCGCTCGGCAGGCCGCAGACCACGCATCCCCAACCGCGACCCGCGATCGGGGCGCGCTGGTCGAGCATCATGACATTGCGCACCCGGCGGGTGGTGGCCCCACACGCGCAGCAGGGACCGAGGTCCGGCGTCTGATCGCTCACGCCGACTTTCGGTGCTGCTCGGCCTGCGGGCACGTGCTAAAGTGTGACTGGAACAGCCGCTCACCAGGCTCCGGCGCCGCGGTGAAGACCGCCTGCGGGGGATCCTCGTCCTCGTTCAGCCGGAAGCCGCGCACCGCGACGACGGGATCAGGGTCGACGGGCATGCGCTTGCCCTGGGTCGTGAAGGTCCACACGATCGGCGCGCCGCAGGTCTTGCAGTGGGCCAGCGTCATGGCGTCACCGGGCGCAGGGCGTGGGGGGCGAACTCCCCGGCGAAGCCTTCGAGGCTGCACAGCCCTTCCCAGTTCACCGCCCACACCCGCATGCGCGGCCCGGCGGGGAGATGGGCGAAGGTGACGGTGCGCCCGAGCAGCTTAATCCCGGCGTCCTTCTGCGCGAGCTCCGCGCGCGACATGAGGAGGGCGTGTGGGCAGATCGTCGAGCACGCGGCGTCGTCGTAGGTCTGGCCGCAGGGGCTACAGATGCGGGTCATGCCGCGGCGCGACCGTGGAAGAAACCGTGGAAGTTGCGGGCGCCCTTCGGGGGTCGCGGAGGGGCAAAGCGGGGGCGCGCGGAGCACGGCGCGCACGCGCTCGTCAAACCGGCAAATTGATGGGTGCGCCAGCCCCCACAACCACTTACCGCACCGCACGGGGCAGAACCGTGGAAGTTCATGCGCCCTGCAGCGCCTTGAGCGCCTCATCCAGGGCGCTCGGCGCGCCCACCTCGCGCCAGGCCGTGACGCGCGCCGGCCCATAGCGGCCGTCGCCCTCGTTGAAACCGGCCAGCGCGGCCGCTTCCAGGGCCGCAGCCACTCTGGGCGCCAACGTCAGCGAGATCCCGCGCGCCACGCGCTCCGGCAGATGGCTGCCGATCATCAGCTGAGAGAGTGCCTCCGCCACTTGCACCTCGAAGTCCATCACCGTGACACCTCCAGCGCCCGCCGCGGCGGCTCGCCCGTAAAGGCCCGCAGCGCGGCCGCGTCCCGCGCCAGATATTCGAGGAAGCCGCGGCCCCGCCGGTAGAGCTCCGTCACGTCCCCGCTCCGGGCAGAATGGCCCAGGTACCACTTAATGCGCGGGCCCGGGATCCCGGCGTCCTCGCACCACCGCGTGAAGGTGTAGCGGAAGTCATGGACCCGCACACTCCCGTCGGTCAGGTTCGTCAGCCGGTCGCGGAAGTGATCGTAGCTGCAGAGCCGTTCGACAATCGGGAAGGCCTTCAGCACGGTCCGGTCGCTGGCCTTGGACTTCGTGCCGTGGACGAGGATCCGATCCGTCGTGACCTCGAATCGGCGCCCGAAATACTCACCGCGCCGCATCCCCGTCAACGCCAACGCCCAGGCCATGGGCCCGAGGTCTCCCAGCCGGCCGGCGAGCGCGCGCAGGCCCTCGACACTCAGCGGGTTGCCCGCCCGGTGCTCGAGGCGCAAGGCCTCCACCGCCGTCGCCGCCCCATAGATCACGTGGCGCTCGCCGACGGCCCACCGCAGCAGGACGCGCACCGCGGCCCGCGTGCCGTTGAACGTCGCCCGATGCCCCGAGCGCAGCGCCGCCGCGCGGGCGGCCACGAGGAGGGCCGGGACGTCGGCGAGCGTACTGTGCGCCGTCCCGAAGTGCCCGAGGAGCCAGGCGTATTGTTTGCGCGTCGTCTCGTGGCGATCGAGGGCGGCCAGCCACCGCTCCACGGCGCCGGCCAGCGGTCGCAGATGGTCCGCGGTGGGCAGCGTGTCCGTGGTCCCGCGGATGAAGGCGTCGTGCAACTCGAGCGGGCCCAGGTGCCGATTCACCAGCAGCGCGAGGACGTCCCAGCGCCGCGCCCGGCGCAACTGGCGCAGCATGCCGACGAGATCGCGGAAGAGCTGGACGTCCAGCGTACCGGAGGCGGCCTTGTAGCGCCCGAGCTTGCCGAGGCGAATGTCGATCAGCAGCGTCCCGTGGCCGGCGTCGCGGTGCGGGGTCACGGCTGCTCCTCGAGCGCGCGCGCGAATTCCGGGCAGAGCGGCGTGTCGTGTTCGACGCCGACCCTCACCCGATCGTCCACCAGTAGGATGTGCACGAAGGCGGCGTCGCCGCAGAACCGGCAGACCGCCGGGAACTGCCCCGGCGCCGCGAAAGGCGACGAGATCGGCGAGGGCGCGACGAGACCCATGATGTGGCGCACGGCCTCGTCGGCCGCCAGCCTGCCGGGTGTGTCGTTCATGCGGCTCGGCCTCCTTCCGCGCGGCGCTCGAGCTCGGCCAGGACCTGGCTCAGCACGTAGCGCCACTTGCCTTTGCTCACCTCGAGCGCCGGCAGATTCATCCTGCGCACGGCCGCCGGCGAGATCTTCAACAAGCGCGCGACGTCCGCCGTCGTCAAGACCGGTGGATAGGGGCGGATCGCCTGCGCGGTCGCCGTCATGGGAGGCGCCAGCATCGGTGCAAGTTGCCGTGCGAGGCCGGGATCTCGCTGCGCCGGTACTCGGCCGTCGCCACGAGCTGCGCCTGCCGCATCACCGCGCCCAGGAACGCGAGCGCCCGCCCGCGCGTCGTCGCGGGCAGCAGGCCGCGCCGCACCGCCTCCTGCCGCACGTCGCCAATCGTCACCCCCGCCGGCTGCCGGCGCGCCAGCTCCTGGGCCACCGGCACGAGCTGCGCGATCAGCGCCCCGTGCGCGGCCGCGGTGACCCCCAAGGCATCGAGGCCGAGCTGGAGGCTCTCGCTCACGCGGGCGCCTCCGAGCTCGTCCCGCTCGCCGGCGTCGCGGCCTCGGCCTGGATCGCCGCCCGCTCCTGCTGCGCCTCGCTGCCCTCCCGCGCGGTGAATTGCTGGAACGCCCAGCAGTGCTCGCCCCACATCGGCTCGCCTTGCTGGACCGGTTGGCCGAGCGAGACCGCATAGCCCGACTGTACGAGCTGCCGCGACTCGTGACAGCGGTGAGCGAAGGGACATGGCGCGCCCCCGCCAGCGATCTGACAGATCGGCCTCGCCGGGACGGTCATGACGGTAGTCATGCCACGGGCTTCGCGATGGGCAGTTCGCCGTTGCCTTTTGCCTTTTCGTCGGTAGACGAAAGACTTTTCTGTATCTCACTTCTAATTCTACTTCTACTTCTACTTCTGTCCGACGGAACGCCAACGCGCCGCGCGGCGGACGCTCGACCTGCGTTGGACGCCCGTTCCGACTTGGCCAGCTGGTTCACGTAGACTTCTGCGAGGTGTCTGTTGATGAGTCGTTGACTGTCTGCTGCCTCCGGGATGAACGCTTTAGTCAACACCCCGGCAACAAGACGCCGACTCGACCCCAACGCCTTGGCAACGGATTTCGGGTCCTGGGGCACCGACCCCTCGCGCCACTGCCAGCAGAGCAGCGAGAGGTAGACCCCCCGCTCGGCCATGCTCATGCGGCGCACGACCTCGTCCGTGTCCCAGGCGTCGATGTCGAAGGGAAACCAGCGCAGGGGAGCGGCCATCAGGCGGCGGCCCCGCGCCAACGCGGCTGGATTGGGCGTGCGCACTTCCGAGAATTGCAGGACACGCAGGCCGCAACGAAGTTCGACGCCTCGTCCCCCCCGCCCCGCGAATGCGCCTCGACATGATCCAGAGTAATTCGGCGCAGGGATTCCCCCCGCCAAGGTCGGCCGTCCCGGTCGCTAGCGCGCGCCCACGTCATGGGTCGCAGACAGTAGGCGCAGTAGCCGCGCTGCCGCAGCCAAAGGCGGAAGAGGATTTTGACCCGGTCGCGGATCGGTTGGTGCGGATAATCGCAGGAGTCGCGAAGCTTCTTGCGAAACTGAAGTCGCTCGATGCTGGCGATACGGTACTCGAAGGCGAATGCCTCAACAGTTCCCAGGGCAGTATCCACATAGCTCCGAGACTCCGCTGGGCGCCGCTTGCCAGCCACATGCCCGTTGATCCGAATGCCGCTCATGCCTTTCTCCGGCACTGCGGGCAGAGACGGGGCGGCCGGCCCGGCTTG